CTCTGAGTTTTTCCACCTCCGCATTTATGGTTTCTGCAGTGGTCGCTGACAACGCCTTCTCTGCTGCCTCTCTATACTGTGTATCAAGGTCTTGGTATTTCTTGTTCAATCCTTCCATCGCACCCGTTGGTTGTGATGTCATAGTTGTTGATTGATTGAGATAATAGACCTTCAGCGCCTCTACAATGAGAGGGGTCAGCGGCTTGCTGCGATCATCAACGTTTGCAGTGACCCAATTTCGTATCATCTCCTCCGTAATCGGTGAGTTTGATTTGGAATAGACGTCATTGTAGAAATTTCCAATAAAGTTTGACATAGCCAAAGGCATCATCTCCACAAATGCAGGTAACACTTGCTCCGGAAAGTCGGGGACATCTTTCATAAGGTCTCTCACTCTCGCCTCAGTATACTGCGGAAGCAGTCTCTTGATACGCTCAATTTCTCCTTCGCTGTAGAGTACTACATCTGTTCCATCCGGTGCCTTTATCGTTGCCGTTGGTTCCAAGTGTTCCCGAGAACTCCAGAGTAGCATAACTCCCGCTATGACAAGTAAAAACGGAAGAACCGGTCTCATTATTCTTATGCGACATTTGCGTCCTCTACTACATACCTCCAGAAGTCTGCGTTGCCCGCTGTATCGCTGGGTCGCTGGACGTAGACAATATCACCTGGGATAGCACCAATCCACTTTGCCATCGCATCTTGCGAATCAAGCCAAGGCAGTTGCTCTTCGGGTTTGGTAATCTTCCGCTTCTCATACTCCTTTGTGATATCGGGATGCTGCTTCTTGAAGTTCTCATCAAAGATGAAGTGCGGCGATACCATGCGATGGGTGGTGATATCAAACTGGAGTTGACGAATGTGGAACAACTGAATACGTTGCTTTGCCAATGCCTTGACCACCTTCAAGACATTCTCGGAGGGAGGCGAGAGCGTGACAATCACAAGACCCTGCTTCATCTCCATCTTGGACGCAAAGTCTGTCAACTTCTCAATATCACGTTCAAGCAGTCCTTTCTCCTTTTGACTGAAGATGACCAGTGTATCCCCAATCTTGTAGGCATTTGCTCGCTCCAGAGTGTCGAGGGTCAGTCTCTCCAAGTCTGTCTTCAGACCACGACGAGAGAGCATCACCTGTAGAATTTCAATTGCCTTATCTTCCATTGTGCTTGTTCCTTTCTTAGATTGTAAGCGGTTCGTTTTTTTCGGGTCTTCCTAACAATGAACCCCTTGCCATTTCTTTTGCTGGCGGTAGTCGTGATTGGCATCCTGCTGGCCGCATCCCGTGAACGCTTCCAACCCGAGTTTTTGGATAAGACACAAGTCCAAAAGACGGTTGCTGTCGAAGATTCGTCTTACCGTCAAGACACGAATCACGTGAACCCTGCCCCTTACAATATGGGTCCTATCGCAGGTATGCGCAGTCCGTTCCAAGTGAACCAATATAAGGCATACATTGTATAATGGAGTGCGAAACCCCTTATAAGAAAGCAGCGATTCCAAAAGCACTGCGCGAGCAGGTTTGGATTCGCTACATGGGGCGTAAGTTTGAAGGAAGATGTCGCGTGCGATGGTGTGGTAACACAATCACGGTATTTGATTTTCAATCTGGGCACAATATTCCTGAAAGCAAGGGAGGTCGCACGAGTATTGAAAATCTCGTACCGATATGTGCTCGTTGCAATGTGAGTATGGGAAACCAATACACCATTGACGAGTGGAATCGTTTGGGAGAAGGAGCAAGGTGGTATACGCGGTTTATCTTCTGGCGATAGTTAGAGTTCCAAACTGGGTAGAGCAGGTTTCGCAATTTCAGCAGGGAGTTTGGATGTCTTGCGAAATTCCAAGACTTCGTTCCAAAATGCTTGAAGGTCGTCGATATGGTCTGTAATCCACTTGGGGTCTTGAGGAACAAACACATCCTTCACTGATTGCAACACCCAATAAATGACCTGACAATCTTCATTGCCTTCTTCGTCGTAGACCACACGTCCATCGTCGTAGACTGTAAAGAACCCCTTCTTCCCCGAGTGTTTCACCCACTCGTTGTAGAGAACCTGCTTGAATCGAAACTCTACATACTCGCATTCATCAATACCCGTACATTCCATCTGCATCTGCATCTGGTGCCAGTATCCAATCGGGATTTCATCTTTGGGTTGACGACTCATGGGGCACTTGAACTCAACAAGACGACCGTAACGTCGCACATCCTCTGCGTCATGTGGGATAATCAAACCATCCGGAGACGCACCCAAAAAGGAGTAACGAGGGTGTTGTACGCAGGATACGTCTAAGATAGTACACTTGGTCTGCTCTTCGTAGAGTTTCTTCGCAACGGGTTCAAATCGTGTTCCCCACAAAAGAGCGGGGATAGGATTCGCATTCTCGTTTGGGACATAGGTCTCTAGTTTCCGCATCATCACAGACCGTCTTGCTTCGGGTGTTCCAAACACATTATAGACTTCCGATGCGGTAATCATCTCTCCGCGCTTGGCATGCCACTGCGCCGTCCTCTGGTCGTTGATACCATACAGTCGGAGCACACGTTCGTAACATCTATCGCGTTTCCATAAACGTCCGACATCTCCGGCCATAAGTCGATCGACGACTTCAACGACACGTCGCTTGAGAAACGAGTAAGAGAGTTGAGATTCGAGTTGACGACAGAAGAGAACAAACTGGCGAACGCGTGTATGTAGGTGTGTATAGGGGCGATTCTCCAATAACCATGCGGAAAGCACATCGTCCATCTACTCTGTATGCTGTTGTTCTTCAGTAAGTCTATTTTCCTTATCTATTTGGTCTCGCAATGTCGCATAGTCTGCGATATCTACGCCTTCCAGGATTCGGGTTTCGGACATCATATCTTCCATCATCTCTGTATGCTGTTGTTCTTCAGTAAGTCTATTTTCCTTATCTATTTGGTCTCGTAACGTTGCGTAGTCTCCCGTGTCCACGCCTTCCAGGATTCGTGTTTCGCACATCATGTCTTCCATCATCTTTTCGACAAGTTCGTTGAGTTCATTCGTATGACCTTCAATGAGTTCTAAGGACACCCCGCCCTCATAATCAAGAGGTTCCGCAGTACATTGGTGGGGGGTCTCCAAATCGTCTCGTTCTTGCATGCGTTGTTTCTGTTCTGCTTCTGTTTGCTTTCCCTCCATTATTACAAGAAGTCATTTTCAATGAGTAAACCTATTTCCATCATGGACATTCAAAGCAAGGAACAATGGGTTCTTCATCGCCTAGAGAACTTTTATCGCAATCCCACTCATCTCGAGCGTGTCAAAACCATTCTAGAAGGAAACTCGAACATGAGTCTGCGATTGATTGATTGGTTGGTCACGAACTACGCCAAAAAGAACAACATCTCCTATTTAACGAAGGAGGGTAAGCATGTGATTGTGTATCTTGCCTACAAGAGTCATCTGAAGGCGTACAGCAAGAAGATGTTCGACCCATTCTGTCGTTGGAAGCGTATTCAGTTTCTGGGTATGAACACGACAGTCGGTCAATTGAACTTCTTTGAGTGGGCAATCCAGGAAGAGGTGTTGGATTTCTTGCAAGAGCACCTAGAAGAAGTCCAAAAGGATATGGACGATTGCTCGACGACGATTCAACCACAGGAGGGACGCAAGAAGCGCCATGAACTTTCTCGTTCTGCGACCAAGTCCATCTGTATGCACGATGTTCGCGTTCCTGTGAAATTTGATTAGTCTTATCTAACAACAATGTATTCGATTCTCAATCCAAATGTTATTTACCAAGACACCTCATCGGATGTCACGGAGCACGATATTGATGTCGTGTCCGACCTCTGGGAGATGGATGGACACAGCGTATACCGAGGGTCACGAGATCCGCGCTATACTCACGCCAATGTCTACTGGTTGTACAACGAAGACCTGGAACGAGTCGGTTGTTCCGAACACAATGTGAAAGACCAAGCAGATTTTCGATTGCTCTGGTTTCGTGAATCTGAGTTTGGAACTCTGCTCCAAGAAGAGGGTTGGACCATCACAGATGACCTGTGGTCGTATCTTCCGCGACACACCTTTGACCGGGCGTTCAATGAAGGGTGGACAATGCCGCATACCTTTCTAGAGCACTGTTTGTATGGTTCTCTTCGAGTTCTGACGTGGAAGGATATTGTAAGGTTGCCCACCGTCTATTCGTGTAGCAAGTGTGGTGCTCGATCGTTGACGTCGTCCAAATGTCGCACAGAGTCTTCTGTTCTCGACATTCCACAACAGCAAAAAGTCTTCTTTGTAGATGAGGATATGATGGTTCATATCCCACCTAGTGATTCATCTGTATGGTTTAGGTTGCAGAAGCAGCTGCGCGGCGGCGATTCTTCACACCCACAGACGGAGCAGGCGCAGGCGCAGGAGTCGCAACTGGAACACTCACCTCTTCCTCCTCATGCTCTTCCTCATGCTCCTCCTCCTGAACAGGTGACGAGCGAGCAACTGGCTTCACACTGACCTCCTCATCAATCTCATCCGCAAACACATCTGCTGCCGTCAAGCGATTCGGAGGAGACACACGCGCATGGGTAACACGCCAAGTCACACCGAATCCCTGCCCACTCACATACACACTCGGTGAGATAGCGAGGGACGCCTCCACGCGCTTAGGAAACACCGCAGCGATGTTCTCCGTGTCAACCTCAACCGGCTTACCCGTTCCATCAACAACGCTCATAGAGACAACGCCGTCGTAGACAGGAACCTTCATACGGAAACTGGGAGGATACTTACCGGAAGGCACCCACTCGCCATTCACCTTCTCCACACTGGGACTGATGAATGACTTCATGAGCGCAGAGAGAACATTGCGATCACGCGTCTTACCGAACCAACGACCACTGTTCGCGGCCGCAGTATCAAGCAACTTCTCCTGCATATCGAGGAGGAAGTTGTAGAGATTACCAACATCACCAAGGTCAGCAGATGCCCTCTCCTTCGCATACGGGTCACAACCCTTCAGCGTAGCAGACAGTTGGTACGTAGTCGCACCGCTATCCGTGTCCTTGATATTAATGCCCATGGGATACATCATCTTGGGAACACGGAACTGCAGGTTCTGACCATTGTACTTGATGGGAACTGACTTGCCGCCCGCCTTGTTCATGCGGATCTCGCCGAAGGTGACCTTGGAGATGTCGAGGTTTGCAGAGGTGATGATTGCGTTGGTTGCCATTGTTGTCGAGTATACTATGAACAGGTAGGCAAACTGTAAATTCGTTTTCATTTCACGATTTCATTTCCGCTTTCAAGAAACATCGCTTTGAAATACAATGCAATGCGCCTCTGTGCGAAAGAAGGGGTCAGAAGATCAATGTCCTGCGAAATGTTTACGGGGTCTTACTCTCTGTGGACGACACGCTCGATGTAAGAATACAACACTTTGGGCAGAAGTACACAAGAAGAGAGGCGATGCTATGATTCGAGCACAGGCACTTGTACGAGGATGGTTGATTCGACGACGTCTTGGTCTAGCAGGACCCGGTGTTCTATGCCGCAAGAAGACGACAAACGACGAGGATTTGGTTTCCTATGAAAGCAAGGACAAGGTTAATCCATTCGAATACTTTGCCTTCACAGAAAATGGAAAGGTCTGGTGGTTTGAATTTTCTACACTTTGGAAATGGTGTGCGCGGTCACATGAACCCATAAATCCATATACAAAAGTTCCCGTTGACAACGAGACATTGAAACGTCTCCATGCGTCTTGGTCATATCGGTATCGGCACAAGTTACCTCTTCCAGAAGAACCGACACATCCACGCGATCGACTTCACACACGTTGGAACATTGTATGTGCTTTGTTTTCCAACTATGGGTTTGGGGCAATTGAACCGCGTATGTTTGAGCAGATGAGCAAGATGCAGTATTATACGATGTTTCGGTTCATCTCCGATGACATTCAAATCGTCATGAGCGATAGGGATCCCTACAAGGAGTTCATTCTCCGTATGTGTTTGCGCGCCCAACAGTGTGTACATGCTCTTCAGACAGACCTCTATGTTCTACAGTCCACCTATACATTGTTGCTCTTGCTTCTCCGTCCCAAAGACCCTTATGTTCTTGCGTTTACTGTTTTGTCTGCTCTCTATCGTGTTTGAAAATGGATACGATTTCGTCAAAGAAAAGAGGAGTAGAATGAATATCTTCTTCCTTTCCTTCAACGCCAAGATAGCCGCTGAATATCATTGCGACAAGCATGTCGTAAAGATGATCATCGAATCCGCACAACTTCTCTATTCTGCGCACTGGGTTCTCAATCCAGAGAACTTACCTGAAGGAGCATACAAGAAAGCACATGCTAACCATCCCTGTGCCATTTGGGTTCGTGAAAGTCTCTCCAACTACCGGTGGCTCTGCGAACTCGGTTGGTGGCTCTGCAAAGAATACCAGTACCGGTATGGTGAGCAAAAAACGCACAAGACTGAGTCGCATATTTGGTGGCTTCAGGAAAATCCACCCGCAACCCTCATCGACATTGGAGTCACCACCATCCGACTTGCCATGCCCGACGAGTACAAGTGTGGAAACCCGGTTCAAGCCTATCGTCGTTACTACAAAGAGTCCAAACTCGAAACCCGAAATATCGTAAAATACACCCGACGCGATTGGCCGTCGTTTCTCAAGCGGTGATTTTTCACCTTCGTTTTCCAGAAAAGAAATCCATTTACATGACCGCGGTAGGTTATAATCATATCAACGCGTTAGAAATGGAGACAACGAAGACTATTGTTAAGACAAACAAGATGCCTGCTGACAAGAAGACCGCGAAGAAGACCGACGCCACCGCGCCCGCCCCTGCCACCCCCGTGAAGGCTGCCCCTGCCAAGAAGGCCGCTGCCCCCAAGGCCACTCCCGCCAAGGCGGAGGTGGTTGTCCCGACTGTCGCTGCCCCCGCCGTGCCCGCTGTTGCCGAGGTTGTCGCTTCCCAGAGTTCTGATGCTCTGCTCGCGAAGTTGACCGAGACCCTGAAGGCACTGTCGTCTGACTTCTCCACCAAGGTGCGCGAGGCAGTCCGTGCGACCCAGGAGGCGGCCAAGCAGGCGAAGAAGGAGCAGCGTGACTCCAAGAAGAAGCGCAAGATCAACCCCGCCGACATGACCCCCGAGCAGAAGGCGGCATGGGAGGCGCGCCGTGCGAACAATGCCTTCCTGGTCCAGCGCCCGCTCTCCGATGAGCTCTGCGCCTTCATGGGTCTGAAGAGCGGTGAGAAGCGCTCCCAGACGGAGGTCACCAAGTTCGTGTCTGAGTATGTGAAGTCCCACAGCTGCTTTGACCCCAACTTCAAGCGCCGTATCCTCCCGAACGCCGCCCTCGCCAAGTTGCTGCGCGTCGATGACAAGACCGAGGTGACCTACCTGAACCTCCAGAAGTACCTGAAGGTTCACTTCAAGAAGCTCTAAATGTTCGGTATAGACAATGTGGAGTAGGCACCCAGTCTATCGTGTAGCGCACGTAATTCTGGGTCTTTGGTCTGTCAAGTTTCCTTGGATACTTGTCTTTGTTGTTCTGTATCAACTAGGTCAATATATCTATGATGTCCGTGTGTTCCCGTTCGAAGGACGGATAGAACCGGGCAATTCTATCGAGCATACTGCTCTCAAACTCACCGAGGTTGGACTTGGTTATTTGCTGGGTCTCTTGGTTTTACATTGAAAATCTCTCCGGGTGTCCGGATTGATTTTTCATGATGATATACAAATGGCACGTAAGTCTCGTAGAACGCGTCGTAGACGAGGTGGTGATATTTACACTGAGAAGAAGCAGGAACGCTCTGCTGAGATTCAAGAACTCGAGAAGTCTGGTGTCGCCAAGGAACTCATTGAACGCTACAAGAAGGAGCGCGCTTTGCTTCACGGAGGGCGTAGACGTCGCAAAATGACTCGTCGTAATAAGTAATGAAACGAACAGCACTTGCTGCCGATTTACCTTCGGCATCCACCGCTCGTCTTCCTCCATCCCAAAGACGGGATGATGACGAGTATGTTCTGCGACCACCCCGCGATCTTCCACCTCGTCAACAAGAAGAAGGACATGTGTGTGCGAAGAAGTGGAACAAGGGTATTGAACACGACCCCGATCCGCGCTATCCGATTGTCATGAAACCGAGCGCAGACTGCAGTTATGACATTGAGGGACAGATTGCCTATATCGGTCTTCCAGCTGAACGAGAATGGTTGGACTTGTATCTCTCAAGCGTAAAACGCCTCAGTCCCGCTGAAGTGTTGGCAGAAACGGGTATCTTTACGTGGTTGCTCTATCGCAAGGGAAGCAGTGATCTCCAGTTTGTTGCGTCAAAGGTCCATACACCGTATGAGATTGGAACCATTCATTATGCGTTGTACGAAGCAGTTGGTGCGACATCCGCACATGGAGCAGGAGAACTTCGACGCACATCGGATGGAAAGGTCTATGTGAACATGGCATCGGGTTCGTTTGTCGCCAAATGGGTAGGTCCGAAAGACGCACCCTGTTCGCTACTCGATATGCAGAACTATATCTTCGAGAAACTACAACCGTTTTTTCCAGGTGTTGACCTGATTCGAACGTCGAGTGAACAAACGTATATCAACATTGAGAATCTACCTATGACTCTTGCAGATTTGCAGTTGTATGCGGACGCGCATTTTAGAGTATGTCTACATCCAAAGGACCAGAGAGACGTCTGTAAGAAAGTAGGAAGCACGTGTGAGAATCCTATGGCACCACGGTCGTAATCAGTTCGTGTGGCATTTCCAAGTAAAGGATTGTGCTGAAAAAAGGAGAAAGTGCGTCATCGAGAACCAGTGATCGCTGTTTGTCGTTGTCTCGCAAGGTTGTTGTCATGCGTTTCAGTATGTCTTCTTTTTCAACAATCGGTTTCACACGAATCTTGCAGGTGTTCCGATGCCATCCACACAACGAAGAGGAATTGCACGAGTCCTTGTTTGTGTATTGTCCGCAAGGTTTGCGAACTTTGTTGACAAACTCGACTGGACTTTGTGTCGCATCTCCGTATGCGCTGTCTCCCAACCACTTCTCCAGTGCCTTGTAGAGTTTTCCACCTCTGCTCTCAATCATGCGACGCAAGTCTTCCCAATCGTCCGTCTGAATGTCTTTGGACAACGAATACAGCAAGAACTGATAGATTTCCTCTGCGTAGGAGGTCTTCTGTGCCAGAGCAATATCTTCCTTGTTGGGTTCTCCTTCTACCAAATCGGATTCCGGGTTGCGACGCAGGGTTTCCAAGACTTCTTCTGCGGGTTCTTGCGTGGTTGCTGCTTCCGGTTGAACGGGGACACGAAATCCAGAGGTAAGCAAGAGTTCTGTCATCATTCCATTGATGTTCTGAAGTTCACGCGAGACCTTGAACTGATTGTGCGATGTATCCGCTAAGAATGCCTTGGCAGTTGCGAGCGTCGGGAGTTCTGCTGTCAAGATATTGGCATACCCATTGCGAACAGGCACACCTGCGTCTGCCTTTTGACTGGTTGGTTGAATCGGAAGCACGCCTTCTTTCGGAAGAAACACTGCTTGAATCCGTTCAAAGGGGTCAAGGATGACTTCGTACGATGTCTTTCCCTTGCGCTGGACTTCCTTGATAGCATCCGCAAGACTTGGAAGGTCTGTGGAGCATGCTTGGGTGTGAAGTGCGCGGAGATGAGGAAGTGTCTTGGATGCGAATGGAGGTTTGCG